GGTGGAAGCCAGCTTCTACCCGTAATAAAGACATTAATAAAAACCTTAATAGAAAATCAATAGAGATGAATGATGAGATAAGAGAGAATGAGAAGAAGCCAGACAAGTGGCAGCAGGTACGCGATCACTTCAACCGCATCGACGACAACCGTGGCGGCATGTACCGCACGCACATCGTAGCATGGGCACAGAGCTTCTATGAGTACTACGACTCACGTGAGTGGAAGAACAAGCACGGCGACATCACCAAGTGGAGGCCAGTAGCAACGGCGTGGTTTAATCGCAGCGCAGAGAAGGCACCACGCAGAGCGGTGCAGCAGGTAGACGTGGAGGCGTTGCGGCGAGACCTGAAGTGGCACCAACGCAGGTTAGACGGATACGAGGCGCGAGGTAAAGCGGACCTGGTGCACAAGGAGGCACGCGCCATCAATCACATTGAGCAACAGATCGCGAAGCATGAAGCATAAGAGAAGCGCCTACCAGCTACTGCTCATTGGCTACATCGGTGTGGCCATCATGCTCATCATCCTAGCACTACCATAATGCCTAGCATGCCAGACCCAAAGCCGCGCAAGCAGATGAACGAGCGGCGACACAAGGAGCCACGGTACAACAGTACAACGTGGCGCAAGTACCGACGTGCCTTCCTTGGTGAACATCCGCTGTGCGTGGAGTGCGGGAAGGTGGCAGAGGTCGTCGACCACATCACGCCAGTGCGCCTCGGTGGTGACTTCTGGCAGCCATTCAACCACCAACCGTTGTGTCATCGATGTCACAACAGTAAGAGCGGCAAAGAGTCACATAAACCGCAGTCTTATGTCTAAACACAAGACAACGACCCGCAAATACAGCGCATACAACATGCCACAAACGCCTGGTGTTTACATCATACAAAGTCCAACAGGTCGCTACTATATAGGTCGAAGCATTAACATGCGCCGGCGATGTATGAGCCACAAAACGAGAGCGAAAGCAAACCAAGAGGAAAACCAAATACTAAACCGCAGCATACGCAAGTATGGGTGGCGCATGAAGTACAAGGTGCTGTTGCAGACAGTATGCGAAGCAGATGCGGTTCACTTTGAAGAGCAGTACATACGCATGCACTGGAAAGACGGCAAGTGCATGAACGCGAAGACAGGCGACAAGATTACAGGCGACTACAACAAAGACCATAAGTCGAAGCCTGTGCGTTATGTGCACGGCCTCACTGGAGGTAGCATTACGTTTGACAATAGGCACGAAGCAGCGCGCTTCTTTGGCTTAAGATCAGGCAGCGCACCACGTAATCGAGGCTTATTGTTACAAGAGACATGCAGCATGCAGCTGCTGGACGATTGGAATGCACGTGCCATTGATAAGGCTTATGCAGAGCGTTGTAAGAGGCTCGCACCATACAAGAACATGCTACTAGCACGACACGAGGACGGCAGTGTGCTGCGCTTTGATGGTGTCAATCATTTAAAGCAGACGCACGGCACTGGAGCAATGCATGCGTTTTACTTGCAGCGACCTTGCAAAGGCTGGCTGTATCGTAGAGCGTTTGAGTCATGGCCAACACCACGCAAGTCGCAAGTGCAGACTGTTGGCGTTTTGATTAAAGCGACACACGTTGACACTGGCAAAGTCACAGTGTACAAGAGCATTAATGCAGCGGCCAGACAGCTTGGCGTTTCAAGTGCACAAGTGTCCAGAGCCTTGCATAAGCAGCGCAAAACAGCGTCACAACATTACATAAACCCATACCCATAGTCAAAAATGCCAGTGGACGCCGATAACATCGTCGGTGTCACTCGTGTAAAGTTGAACCCATTTTGAACCAGTCCCATGACAACAGAGACGTATACCACACTGCTCAAAAACATAGAGAGCACAGGACCAGCAGACGAAAACACCAAAGAACTGGTGTTCACGCTGGCCAAGATTGTAGATGAAGAACGCACCTTGCAAGAGGTCGTTGATCGCGAAGGCATGACCTACACCACGCAAGGTGACAAAGGCCAAACCATGCACAAGACAAGGCCGGAGTATATCGAGCTGCAGCGACTACGCGACAAGAAGCGCGCGTACATCAAGGCGTTGGGCGTCGGCAACGTAGACACCGAAGACCCAGACTTCGCATGAAGCCGATACGTAACCCCAACAGCATCCACGTGATGAACAGGTATGTGAGTGAGATGGCGCGCGACCGGCGTGCCACCATTCACGACATCGATTGCATCTACCGCAACCACGCTCAAGAGTTTTGGTGCATGTTCGAGTGGAAGTGGATTCGCGAAACCGTCGGCGGACCAGGTACCTTACAAAGCCTGCATGATATGGACGTGGCATTCAACAGCGCCAGCCATACCTACACCGGCCTGTTCATTGTCCGAATGGGTTGGGAAGAGGAGTTTCCGCTGGACGACACACAAAAATGTGAGATTCAACATATCTGTGGCGGCGTGGTAGAAAACCATGTCCACTACAGCTCAAACGCACGCACGGCTATTCAGTACATTTTGGATCATGGCAAGCTACTATCATGAGGAGTCGGGACAGAAGGCGGTCGATTGGATTGAGAAGTATTGCACCCACGTCAAAGGTGCGCTTGGCGGTGAACCGTTCATCTTGGAGGACTGGCAGAAAGACGACATCATCAAGCCGCTGTTTGGAACTCTCCGTGAAGACGGCCTTCGCCAGTACCGCCAAGCATACATTGAGGTACCTCGGAAGAATGGCAAAAGCAATCTATGCGCTGCCATCGCCTTATACATGCTCTTCGCTGACGGCGAGCCAGGCGCGGAGATTATCAGCGCAGCCGGCGATCGTAACCAAGCGCGCATTGTCTTCGAGATTGCCAGTGCGATGTGTGCCACCAACCCGAAGCTATCCGGACACGGCAAAGTCTTGCGCAACACCATCGAGTACAAGAACAGCTTCTACAAGGCCATATCAGCTGAGGCAAACACCAAACACGGATTCAACGCCCATGCCGTCATTCTAGACGAGCTGCACGTCTTTCCTGATCGTGACTTGTACGATGTTCTCAAGACTTCAACGGGTGCACGTACTCAACCGCTGGTGATAGCAATCACGACCGCCGGCCACGATACTTCCAGCATTTGTTTCGAGCTTCACGAGTATGCGCAGAAGGTCAAAGAAGGAAGCATACAGGATGATACATTCTTGCCGGTTATCTATGCTGCTGACAAAAACGATGATTGGACGCAGGAGGCGACGTGGGCGAAGGCCAACCCGGGCTTCGGTACAATATGCAAGAAGGACTACTTCGAGCAAGAGGTAAAGCGGTGCCAGGAGAACCCGCGCATGATCAACACTTTCTTGCGCTTGCATCTCAATATCTGGACAGCTAGCGAAGAACGGTGGGTCACTGACGAGGAGTTCATGAGAGGCGCGGCACCGGTAGACGAAGCGTATTTAAAGACGCTGCCATGCTATGCCGGTATGGACCTTTCTAGCACCAAGGACTTGACGGCTGTAGCGCTCATCTTCCGAGATGACGCCAACGACTGCTTCTATCTAAAGTGCCACCACTTTGTCAACGAAGACAAGGCCAAGAACAAGAGCTTTAGCGGTGGCGTTGACTACTACACCTATGAACGGTTGGGTATGGTAAGCATAACAGACGGCAACGTAACCGACATGCTTGCCGTGCGTCACCACATTATGCAGTTGGCTGAAGACTACGACTTGCAAGCGCTGGCGTATGACCGCTATATCGCGCACTTGGTAGTTCCGTTTCTAGATAACATTGAATGCCAACCGTTTGGGCAAGGCTACGCCTCTATGTCGTACCCCACTAAACAGTTTGAGGTGTTGCTGTGTAAAGGCCAGGTCATCCACGGCGGCCACGATGTACTGCGGTGGCAGATGGGGTGCGTGCATTTAGCGCGCGACGAGGCCGATAACATCAAGGTCACAAAGAAGAAGAACAGCGAAAGCCAAAAAGTTGACGGAATCGTGGCCAGCATCATGGCAATGGGTTGTTACTTTAACAACGCACAAGAGGCGGAACCACTCCTCCAGGTGATAAACCTCTAGTGCTGGTTCATATTTTGGTTTAGTTGGTACGGGGGGCAAAGGCTCCCCGTGCTTTTTTACCTTGCAGGTATGGCAAATAGGCTTCAGAAGTTTGTAAAAGAAGCGCGTGCGCGCATTGGCCTTGATCGGCCTGAAGACATTATTGCCGCGGTCGGCCTGTATGG